CGCAGTACAGAAAAATTAAAATATCCTTTAACATCTTTAGATAATTGTAATTTTAATATATATCAACTTCAGTTATCTACTTATGCTTGGATGATTCAAAAGATTAATCCTGAATTTGTTATTAAAAGTTTAACTTTAAATCATTATGATCATGAAGGAAACAATACTCTTTATAATTGTTCCTATTTAAAAGATGATGTAGAAAAAATGTTAAAGCATTTTGCTAAGCAACAAAAATTAGAAAAACAAAGACAAAAATATGAACGTATAGAATATTAATGATAGAAAGAAAATTTGTGAATCTTGTCCTATATATAATCCTATTAATAGATTGTGTAATCCAAAACTTTGGATAAATCCAGATACTAATGAAGTATCTACTCATTCTAAATCTGGATATGTTAGAGGATGTGGATGTAATATAGATATAAAAATGAAAAGTTTGAATAGTCATTGTATAGCAGGAAAATGGTAATTAAAGTTGGAGAAAAAAAGTATTATATGGATTATGATGAATGGAAAAAACTCAAAGAGTTTTATAATAAGTTATTATATGGTAAAGAATCTCTTTCTTAAAATACGAAATATAATAGTTGGTAATTGGAGAAATTTAACTGGTTATCAATCAGATGAAATGAAAAAAAGATTAGATATTTGTAAAAATTGTGAACATAATATAAAATATATGGGTTCACATATATGTGAACTCTGTGGTTGTATATTAAAAAGTAAAGCAAGCATAGAGTCCGAAAAATGTTTAATGAATAAATGGTAATATGGAAGAACATCCTATTTTAAGTGAAAATGAAAAAATAGCTATGAATATAGCTGGAGAAAGTACAACACGCATTGTAACATTAGATGGCAGAACAGCAGATGATATTATTAAAGAAAGAAACACTAAGAAATTTAATCAGGAAGTTGATTCTTTTGCTGAAAAATTTGAACAACATTCTACTAATTTAAAAGAGTTTGCTGAAAAAGTTAATAATAATGTTGAGAATATAGAAATAATGCCTATTGGTAATTATGTTCTTTGTAAACAATTTGAAGAAAATCCATTCCAAAGAATAGTTAGAGATTCTAAATCTGGACTTATTCTTGATATGGGTGGAATGAAACCTCAATATAAAAATACTGACAACGGTCAAATTGAAGAAGAAGAACAATTTATTAAGGTAGGAGTAATTCAAGAAGTTGGTCCAGAATGCAAATGGTGTAAACCAGATGATACTATATTCTATACTAAACCCTCTGCAGTTCCAGTTCCATTCTATAAACAAAATTTACAACTTGTATGTGAAAATAGAGTTCTTGCAGTTGTTAATGAACGACTTACAGAAAGATTTAAAAATTTAAAGTAATATGAATAATTTTATTGATGATAAGGTTTATTTTACTCCTGGACAAAAAGTAACTTTAAAATAGGATATACCAAATAAACCTATTATGTTAGTATATAGAGTTGAACGTTCTATAATTAGAAATGAAGATAAGAATGCCTTACTTAAAGGAGTAAAGGTAAGATGGTTTACAGAAAATGGTTTCTTACAAGAAGCAATTTTTTCAACAAAAGATTTAATCTTAATTGATTAACTATGAATACACAAAATAAAAAGCTTTCACCAGAACAATAGAAAGAATTAGAAAGTTTTAAAAAATGGTTAGAAGATAATAAATATAGTCCAAAAGATGAAAAAGAAGTAGCTGATTTGTATAAGAAATACAAATCCCAAAAAACAAAGAAAGCAGCTCATGGTACTAAATTAAACTATTTCCGTTCTTTAAAGAATCAATGTCCTGAAGGAGAAGAACTCTACTATTACAAAAAAGGTGGTTCTGTAAGTTGTGGTTGTAAAAAGAAGGAAGATGGAGGAGAAGTAACTAAAGCTAAAAAAGGTACGGTTGTTGATAAATTTAAAAATAGAAAACCTGTTCCTAATCTACCAACTTAGGAGAAAAATCCTGGATCCACTAAACAACCAATGCTTGATGCTTTAAAAAGAAAATACCATAAAAATGATTATTCTAGTAAAAAAGTAAAGGATTCTGAAAAAGATTATTTAGAGGGAAAAGGAGATCATGAAGTGAAAAAATGTGGAGGTAAGGTTAAAAAAGATTGCGGAGGTTCTAAACTAAAAGCTTGTAATGGAGCTGTTGCTAAATTTAAAATGCATCGTTAGGGAGGTAGTTTAAACGGTATCCCTTTTATCAAGAAGGAGGTATAACATATGAATAGTTTTCTAGAATGTCTCCAGAAAAAAGACGTAATAGAAATTTAGAAATAGCTAAATCTTACTTAAGTTAGGGTCCAAGTATTTTAAATTATTATAATGCTGCTAAAGCTTATTTAGGAGGATTTAGTCCAAGTGATCCTTATCTAATTACTGGAGATGCTCCTAATGTTGGAATAACAAAAGCAAAAAATGCTTGGGAAGCTTTACAAATGGTTAGAGCAATGAAAACTGAAAAAGCAGCTAAAGCAGCTAAAGCAATTATTAAATCTCCAAAACCTAAATCTATAGCAACAGGTCCTAAAACGGTTAAATAGGGTAATGGATATGCTGCGCAAATTGAGGTTCCAAATCTTCCAAATTATTAGGAATTATTTGATGCATATAAAATGACAAGAGCTTCAAGATTAAATATTAATAATATTCTTGATAAACTTTCTCCAGAAGAAAGAGCTAATGTTATGAAAGTAATGATGCATGATCCTGATAAATATCTAGGAAGATGGGTAGGTAATATAACTCCACAAAGAGCGGCTTCATCTATAACAAATATTAGAAGAAGACTTCCTGGAGAGTATACTTCTTTACGAGTAAAAAGTCTAGATTAGACTCGTCCAAATATGGGAACAGGAATTTTCTAGAAATTTGATGATGCTACATCTAAAACTGCTGGATTCAAAAGAACCACAGATAAATATTAATTTATAAAATGTTAATGTAAATATGAATTTAAATGTTTTTGATTATGATTAGAAAACTGGTACAGTAATTCTTAATTCAGCAGATCTTGCTCTTATTGATGAATTTAGAACAATTATAAAAAGAGATAAAAATAGAGCTGATAGAGAATTTACTTATATTTATTTAGCAATTGATTGGAAATCTCCTTATAATGGATATTCGGAACAAGAGAGACACGAAGCTGCTTTATAGGATGCACATATAACCGAAGAAGAATGGAATGATTCTTCTTTTAGAGCAGCTTGTAGAAAATACAGAGCTTTACAAGAATCAAATCGTTACGTACGTCTTCTTAAATCTGCAGAATTAGTAACCGATAAAATTATCGATTATTTTAATAATGTAGATTTAGAAGAACGTGACGAACAAACAGGAAAATATGTTAATAAAGTAGCAGATATTTAGAAAGCTATGGAAAATGCTGCTAAATAGATAGAAAATCTTAAAATGATAGAATCTCTTGTTAAGAAAGAAATTGCTGAACAAAATCAGATTCGTGCAGGAGCTACTGAAGGATTTGTTCCTGACTTATAATGGAGGAAGTTAAAAAGAAACGAGGAAGACCTCGAAAAAATCCTGTTCCAGAAGAATTACCAAAAGAAATTCAATCATTAGTAGATGAAGTTCAAGATAAACAATAGTAGCTCCAAGATGAAATACATGAACTTCAAAAATCTAAAGTTGAACATAAGGAAGGAGAATGGGATGTTAAAATAGGAGATCCTATTGAATATTTTGATAAAAGACTTTCATATGAATTAAGCGGATATAGACCTATTACTGAAACTCAAGGATTAGATTTTGATCCTAGTTGGTTTACCGAAGCTAGAGATACAAAATTAAAAACTGGACATTATACATCTTATTATTTTGGTTCTAAAGCATATCGTGATTTTTGGAATGAAGAATATAAAAGATGTAGAGAAGGAATGACTGTAAACGGTTATACTATTCCTGGAACTTACTACTATTTCTTAAATTATTATCAATTACCAGAAACTAATGTCAAAAAACTTGGAACAAGTAGGCGTGATATATTTCCTGAATTCTATACTTCTCAATATGAATTCTTTCATTACTTTGAACTTTGTAAATTATTAAAGAAAGATGTTTGTATGTTTAAAGCTAGAGGTAT